GTTACAGCGCCTTTGTATGCTGTAAACCCACTTGTTGTAGGCGTAGCATTAATTGTGGCAAGCGTGTTCCATGTGCCGTTGAAATCCTCGACATAGACTGTTGCAGGGCTGTCTACTTCAAAATAGTACCCTTTGGCCACTTGATTGCATTCCACCGTCCATGGCGTGCCTTCAAACACGCGCACATTCAATTCTGCACGGTCGCCCAACAGATTCGTTACGGGAAAGTTGGAAAACTCCACCGTGGCGTATACATCGCCTTGTTTAATGAGTTCATTTTGTAAAATGGTTAAAATCCCTGGTGTCTTGACATTGTAGCTGATGGTGTCTGATGGACTGACCACACCGGAATCTAAACGCTCGTCAATCAAGTCCATCGTCCAGTTAAACACTTGTAATGCCGTTGTTGCCATACGTTCACCCCCTCATCGTGGGTCCAATTAACTCACATTTACCGTCATTCCAATTTCAGTAGACGCAATATCTGCGCAATCTTGCGTATTCCAATCACTGCGCCCGTCGGCTTGTGCCAATGACAATAAATCCGTTGTCGGCGCTACACAAATAACCTCAAATACTTGATTTTGCACAATAATATTGACTGTGATCGACACCGTTTGTGTTTTCACGTCAAGTTCCGTTTTCTTTAATACTGCTGGCATAAACACTCCCCCTTATGAAATTAAACTGTTCTCGATAAAATAACTTTGACTTGCCCCGCCGCAACGGCTGTTGTGTCGGAGTCTGCCGCACCGCCTGTGATCGCGATACCCAACCCAAGCGCGAAACGAAATCCGTTAAATCCAATCGGTAGTGTACATACACCAGGAACGCCACTGACTGCGGCAGGAACCACGAGAATCATAGCTGGCACATCTGTTCCGACTGTTGGCGCTGTGGCTTTGTTGTATAGCTTTACATAAGCCGCCGCCGCGCCTGTATTCGTGGCATAGAACGCTTGTAAGCCAGATGTGCCTGTCAAAACTAGTGCGCCGTTTGTGGATGCAGCAGAATTGAGAATATACGGAGTTGCAGGTACTGCTGGTGTTCCTGCGGTTGTAACGGTTGTTACCGTGCCTGATGCGATGGTCACAGAACCAATTGCCGCTGCACCTGCAACAAGACGTGCCGCAATCGCCTGACCTTCTACACTTTGCCCGCGTCCAGCTGTAATTTCGGCTGTCAGCTCTGCGTAATCTTGACAGTTCAAAAATTGAAACTGTAAGTTAATTCCTGCCGCTGGTGCCGCACCCAATGCCACACGACCCGAACCCGCCACATACGCACCTGCAAATGTCGTGCCTGTCAGTTCAATCGTGTTCGCATCCACCACTGTAATTGCGTAATTTCCTCGAACAGCTGCTGTACCATTAAGCACACCGTTCAACGATTCCACCCAAACTGTAGGTGTTCCTGTGTAGCCGTGCGCTGTCGATGTCAGACGAATCACACCGCCTGTTCCTGCGACTGCATTGGAAATGGTTTTCCATACTTGGTGATTGAGACTACGAATGCGTATCTTGTACACCGCGGTTGGTTCTGGAATTTGTTGGTGTCGCACGTAAGAGTTCGCACGTCCTGCGGTTGAATCCAAAGATCGGCTGTGAAAATATGCCTCATCTGAGAACGGCTCCAGTTCAAGAATCGAGTATGTTGCCGTTGTGACAATCGTCGATGCCGATGATGCCAAAGGCACAAGACCACCGTTTTGCACCTCGAATATTCCTTGCGTAACGGTTGTCGATGCCGCACCGCCGATGTCCAGTGAAAGTGCATGGCGACCATCAGGAATCCCTGTTGTTGGGTTGACGCTAATGGCTTCAACGATGTGATGTGTGTTTGCTTGTCGAGTCGCACCCGACTGCACGCCAAACATGGCACGGAATGGAATCGTGAATGTTTCTTTACTTAAGAGTTCCGCATACCCTGCCGCGGTTGTGCCTGATGCAATGGTCAACACCCCAGCAGACACCGTTGCGGTTGTGCCTGATGCCGTTGTGACATCCCACAAATCGGTTAGCGGACGTGTGAAGCTGTCGCGCCACTTCTTTTGCACGGATTTGACCTTGAACATCTCGTCATTGGCGTCATAGCCTTTGTTTGTCGCATATATAGCATTAATAATGCCTTGGCTCATGTTGTTTACCCTCCTTTGTGAATCTTGTAGTGCTGCATGAGCAACACACGGTTATCGGTTGTAAATTCACACAATTTGCAAGTGTACGTTTTGCCTTCTTTGGAAACATCTTGTTCTAACAAGGGCATTTCTACTTGCGTTTCTTGTTCTGACACGTTCATTTCCACTTGCGTTGTTTGTTTAATGGTCACGGGTACTGAATCAAATTTATGCATTAACCGCTGTATTACACGTTCATTTCCGGTCGTAAACTCGCCTTTGTCATTAAATCGGATGTGCGGAATATTCCCAATGGGCGGATTGAATCGCACCAATAAATTGGGATCGCCTGTGAACGTCCGCATTTGCATGTCTTTACACTCCCTTCACATAGAAAAAAAGAGGGCAGGAAAATCCCCGCCCCCTTCTTTATCTTGCAATTTATGGCAATCCTATCACGTTTACGGATGCGTTGTGGTCGGTTAACAAGCGCTTGCCTGTGTTTGGTGTCAACGTGATCGCAATCGTTCCTGCCTGCGACTTGTATTTGCCACCTTCCAACACAATGACTTCTGTCTTTCCAGCAGCCACAGAACCCGTTTTTGCGCTTGTGCCTGCCCAATAATCCCCTGCGGCAATGCTAAATGCCACTGCACCATGTCCTGCACCGTTTATAATCTCAATCAATGTTTTGTAATCCGCTTTTGTAGGCGTAATCGTAAATACTTGTGTTTGATCAATCGTTGTCGACGTTGCCGGATTGTTCGTGACTTCTACTTCCGCGTTAAACGCCGTAATATTTGTATTCGTTACGGTTACTGACATCGTTAATTCACTCCTTAATATAGTTAATTAAATTAAATTGTAGTTTCTGCCGCAAACGTTAAGTTCAAGCGCACTAACAATTCCGGTCTAATGACTTTTGCACCGTACACATGTAAACCTCTGACGGCATCGGCAAACTGGCTTTCCAGGCGGATTGTTTCGGTTTCCATGATTTGTTGTGCAAACGCAATGGACTGGTAACTGCCGGCTAATACTTGGCTTTGTGGTGCGTTGACGGTGCCCAAGTTTACGACTTGGTTGGTGACATACACATCAAAACCCAGCTGATTTGTCCATGCCATACCGCCAGAACCATTGATACCGTTGTTGATTTGGAATTTAATGCCTGCCAATTCCATTTTCAGGCGTACCCACGGAGGAATTACCATCCACATGTCGTTGTCTGATACGTTTTCTTCTGCAAGTTTTTGTTGTGCTGTACCCAATACGGAAATTACCGTTGCTGAATCCAGTGTAGAATCCGTAATCACGTGTTTGGCATCGCCATACAGCCCTAAAATGTACGAATCGCACGCTTCACGCAATCTGTAGGCCGATCTTTCGGCTTGGCTGCCTTTCTTATCAATGTTTTCTTGTGCTTTTTCGATGTCGTCCACCTTAAAAGCAAAGTATTTTTGCTGGTCAATAAGTAGCGCAACCTGCGAATCTTGCATTGTTTCGTAACTTACGCTGCCTGCATACGTGTTAATTGTTGGGTCCGATAGCCCATTGAAATAAACCGTGTCGCCTGCTTTGCGGATATCCCCCTGGTGATCGGTGAAACAAATCTTTTTAGCGACTAAATTATCTTCTAGTGTGCGGATGATCTTCGTGGACCATATCGCTGGAACAAAATTCTTTGTTGTTGGCATGATATACACTCCTTGTTAAGTTATCGTTTGTACCATTTTTTCTGTGAATCCATAATGGATTTCCAATTGCGGTTGACTTCTTCACGGCTCATGGCATCGACTTGCTCAGGCGTGAAATAACTGGTGCTGTTGCCGTCGTTATTCCCTGTCACTGAACCTGTGGAAGCCATTTTGTTCTCCGTGTTCTTTTGCTCAATCTGTTTTTTGCCTTCCAGTTCTGCAATTCTGCTTTTGAGTAGCGCGTTTTCGTGTTTTGCATACGCATCTACCAAACTTTTGCCTTTGTCTACTTCTGCCCAAACCTCAGCAGGAATTTCTTCACCTTTTACATTCGGATATTCTTGTACAAATGCTTGAAAATCCGTTTGTTGCTTGGCTTGTTGCGCTTCTCTTTCTTGCTGTGTTCTGAATTGTTCTTTGATTTTTTTTGCTTCAATGAGTTCTGGAATCACTTCATCGGGATAGTTTTGTTCCTGGTACTGCTCGTAGTACTGCTTTTCTTGTAGCGCTTCTTGGTACTCTCTTTCTGTGGTGATCGCCTTGCCATTCCACTGGTACCCTTGCTCGGCAATGTACGCATCACGCGCTTGTTGCATCAATCGTTCGGATTCCTTCGCCATTCGGCGTTCCACTTCACGCTTAATGGCTTCTCCTGCGTGTTTGGGCTCACTTTCTTGCGTGGGTTCCGCTATACTGCCACTTTCCACCCCAATGTCAGGGCTTGTACTGCTCATCTCGCTACTTTCTGCGTTCTCCGCGTCGACCGGAGAGGTTACGACCGTTTCTTGCACTGCATTTTCCATTGTTTTTCACTCCTTGCGTGCGACGACCACGCCATACGTCCGTTTTTGTGCATAAAAAAAGCCCATTACGGGCGCGTTAATACTTGATTTTTGTGCCTTTCCCACCCTTTACAGGTTTCTTCTTCATCATTGCATCACCCCCACACCAGGCAATCCCATCATCTCTTGTATCATCATCGGCATTTGTTCCGGTGGTGCCATCATCAATTCCATCATCTTGCTTTCTTGTTCCTCAGGCGGCATGGCTTGTATCATCTGCTGTACTTGTGGCGGCAAACCCTCCATAAACCGCGCCATTTGTTCGTAGATGAATTGTTGTTTGGTGTCCTGCATCCTGTTTTCTTCAATCAATTCTTGCTTTTGGTTAATGATTCCATTGGGTAAACGTTCCAAATACTGCATGAATGTGATTCTTTCGTTTTGTAACAAATTATCCAGTGTTTGCATCGATGTAATTTCTGACCAATAACTAGACGGGCCCACATCAATTTTAATGCGGAATTTCATCTTCTTTAGTTGTTCGAAATCAAACTCCCTTAACTCACGCTTGCCCATCACCTGAACGTCTATTTGGCGCTTGCCGTAGTAATTTGCCATATAGTCCATCCAGATGTAACCCATGTCCTCAACCAACTGATATAGATTCTGTTTGACCGTCTCTAGTGGCACGCTTGAGGCTTGTTGCACGGCAATAATGGCAGATGTATTCTCCGGTTTCACTTGCCCTAGTGCGGCATCTGTGGCGCCCAGCAAGTCCTTGGTGTACTGTATCGCGGTATCAATGACCTGCAACACCTGGCTACTCATCTGTCCAGGTTGCAGATACGTTGCGTAATTGCTGATAGGCGTGGATAGATCGCCTTCAATGCCAATGGCTGCGCCTACTTGATTGTTCCACCCACTAATAAAGTTTTTGTTGTATATTGCCTTGGGAAACGCACTGTTCATGAGTGATACCATGGCAAATGCAAACATTTTGTTTATAAATACTTGGTTCGGTATCATCCCTGTTCCCAGTGCTTGCCCGTGGTAACTGTTCTTTCGTACGTCCCAGTTCATCCATGACACGGGATACTTTGACAGCTTCGTGTTCCACTCTTTGCGGATCGTGGTGTACTTGGTCAGCTTCTTTGCATAGACTTGACCGTCTTTTTTCCACAGCTTGAGTAATGCAATTGTTTTTCCAACGTCTTTATCCTTGTCGTCGAGCTCAATCTTTGACCTATCCCCTGATTGATAAAATGTTTCTTCATCGTGTGAAATGAGTCGGATTTGGTCATCTGCAATGCCGTTGGCTTTGGCTTCTTCCTTGAGTCGAGAAACGAGTTCTCGATATGCAATAATGATATACGGCTGTCTCTCCACGTCTGCGCTGTTGGGATTGCCGAAAAATATGTTCACATTGTCCACGAGCTCGCAATCAATATCACCTTTGGCGTCCTGCATGGTGTCTATTGAGGCATTCCACCATGAATGCGCGCACCCATCACCTGACAATGCCGCATCCAACAGAATCTGCCGTAGCTTCTTGTTCATCTTCTGTTTTTCCCAGAGTGTTTCACTGTACAAAGAAATTAGTTCAGCTGCATCTTTGATTTTTTGTTCTTCTTCGTTTCGCGCTTCATCTCCTACATTTTCCGCAACAAACTGCATCTTAATATTCTGCGACATGATCGAAGCAATAAAATAATTTGTAATGCGCTTAAAGATGTTGAACACGGGCGTAGGCAGTCCGTTGGCAACCACGCCATACCATTGGTCACCTAACGTACATGCGCTCGTTCTTGTTCACAGTTTCGTAAAGGCCGATTCGTTGGTTATAATCGATTCCCTCTTGATATTGTTGAAATTCACGAGTAACATCATAGTCATTTTGTCGCATGGATCATTCACATCCTTTCATTTTTAAAAAAAGAAAAAGACA